AAGAAGGTAACTCCGTTTTAGGTGAAGTGGATCACCCAGATGATTTGAAGATTAACTTGGATCGTGTGTGCCACAGCGTCGAAGGCATGTGGATGGATGGAGACGCAGGATGTGGCAAACTTAAAATTTTGCCAACTCCAATGGGAGAATTGATCAAGACGTTGCTACAATCTGGTGTTAGACTAGGTGTATCAAGCCGTGGAAGCGGCAACGTTGATGACAGAACAGGACATGTAAGTGACTTTGAAATTGTCACTATAGATGTGGTTGCACAACCCAGTGCTCCGAATGCTTATCCTAAAGCAATTTACGAAGGACTCATGAACATGAAGTACGGACATAGATTGCTTGAAGTGGCTCGCGAATCTGGGCATAACAACAAAGTGCAGAGATATCTCAAAGATGAAGTCAAAAAGCTCATCCGAGATCTCAAAATATAAGGAGAACCAGGCATGTTAGATGCTATCAAACCATTGCTAGATAGTGACCTGATCACCGAGGAAACTCGCATGGAGATTAATGAAGCTTGGGAAACCAAGCTAAATGAAGCTCGTGAACAGGCTCGTGTAGAACTCAGAGAAGAGTTTGCACAACGCTACGAGCACGACAAGTCAGTAATGGTGGAAGCCCTTGACAAAATGGTAACAGAAGGTCTCGCCGCAGAGATTCAAGCCGTGGCTGCTGAAAAGCAAGCATTGGCTGAAGATCGCGTCCGTTTCCAACGCAAGATGAACGAATCAGCAACGAAGTTTAACGGCTTCTTGGTTAGTAAACTTGCAGAAGAAATTGGCGAATTGCGTAAAGATCGTAAAATGCACACCGAAGGTCTAGCCAAGCTAGAAAACTTCATGGTGCATGCATTGGCTCGTGAGATCCAGGAGTTTGCCGCAGACAAACGTGACGTAGTGGAAACAAAAGTCCGCCTCGTTCGTGAAGCCCGTAGCAAGCTGGAAGGATTGAAAGCACGTTTCGTAAAAGAAAGTGCTGACAAAATGAGTCAAGCTGTTAGCCGTCACTTGAAGGCTGAACTTACACAATTGCAAGAAGACATTAAAGTTGCTCGCGAGAACAATTTTGGTCGTCGTATCTTTGAAGCGTATGCAAGCGAATTTGGTGCTACTCACTTGAATGAGAAAGCCGAAGTCCGCAAGTTATACTCTGCATTGTCCCGCAAGGACCAGCAATTGGCGGAAGCCATCAAACTCACACAAAAGGCGAAAGTCGTTGTGGAGAGTAAAGAACGCGAACTGCGTATGATCAAAGAATCCAACGAGCGTGACAGCACGATGGAAATGTTGCTTTCTCCCTTGAACAAGGAAAAGCGTGATGTCATGCGTAATTTGCTCGAAAGTGTCCAAACTTCACGTTTGAAAAACGCATTCGAAAAGTATCTACCAGCAGTGTTGGAAGACCGCTCTGTGAAAGCTTCTAAAGTGATCACAGAAAATGTTTCCTCAGTTACCGGTGATAAGACTGTTCCTACCCAAAACGTTGATCAAGAAGATCGCAGCAATGTGATTGACCTCAAGCGTCTGGCTGGACTGTAATTTAAATTTTTAGGAGACTTAAATGTCAGAACCATTGTTAGAAAGTCGCTGGGGCGAAACCAAAGAAGCATTGCTCGAAGGTTTGAACGGTACCCGTCGCAATTCCATGAGTGTGATCCTTGAGAACACACGCAAGTACTTGAAAGAAAATGCATCTGCAGGTTCTACAAGTTCCGGCAACATTGCCACATTGAACCGCGTGATTCTTCCCGTGATTCGACGTGTTATGCCAACCGTTATTGCTAACGAGTTGGTTGGTGTTCAGCCAATGACTGGTCCAGTTGGTCAGATCCATACTCTGCGTGTACGTTATGCACAGAGCTTGACTGATTCTTCTCTTGCCGCAACTAGCGTTACAGCTGGCCAAGAAGCATTGAGCCCATTCACTATTGCTACTGCATACTCTACAGTACCAAAAGACACAGCAACAGCAACAGCTTACACTGGTGGCAACACAGCTACCATGGAAGGTAACGGCGGTAAGCAAATTTCCGTCCAAATCTTGAAGCAAGCTGTTGAAGCCAAGACTCGCAAATTGCAAGCTCGTTGGACATTTGAATCTGCACAAGACGCACAAGCCATGCACGGTATTGACGTTGAAGCAGAAATCATGGCTGCTTTGGCTCAAGAGATTACAGCTGAGATCGACCAAGAGATTCTCTTGTCACTACGTTCTTTGGCTGCTACTGAGTTCACATACAACCAAGCTACCGTTTCTGGTACAGCTACATTCGTTGGTGACGAGCATGCCGCATTGGCTGTTTTGATCAACCGTGTTGCTAACTTGATCGCCCAACGTACACGTCGTGGCGCTGGTAACTACGCTGTTGTATCTAGTGCCGCATTGACAGTGTTGCAATCTGCAACTACTTCTGCCTTTGCACGTACTACAGAAGGTACATTTGAAGCTCCTACAAACACCAAGTTTGTTGGTACATTGAACGGCGCTATGCGTGTGTTCGTTGACTCTTATGCTAGCGACACAACACCTGTGTTGGTTGGTTATAAAGGTTCTTCAGAAGCTGACGCTCCTGCATTCTACTGCCCATACATTCCATTGATGAGCAGCGGTGTTGTTCTGGATCCAACAACATTCGAACCAGTCGTGTCGTTCATGACACGTTATGGTTACATCGAATTGACCAACACAGCTAGCAGCTTCGGCAACGCTGGCGACTACGTTGGTGAGATCGCTGTGTCGAAC